TATTTTAACAAATCAACCAGTGGGTAATGAAAGATCTGCAATTTATCAATCCGATTTTGCTGGAGGAACTGGTGTAACGACATTTTTAACATTAGATAAAAATATTTTTGATGCATCGAAATCTTTAGTTGAAGTTAGTATTGGATCTACAAAATCAATTCACCAAATTATGATGATTCAAGACAAAACTGACATCTATATTCAACAATCTTCAATCCTTTCAGTTGGAAGTACAACGGGAATAGGAACCTTTGGTGGAGAATATTCTGGAGATAATGTTTTAATTAAGTTCTATCCAGATGCAAGTTTTACTGACAATGTTCAAATTCACTCTTTCAGTGAGTGTCTTTATACGACTGTCGATTTTGTAAATCAAGCACCAGATCTTTTGTATGGAAATTCTGTAGAAACTGTAAATACTTCTCAATATCTTGCAATCAACGGAGATAGAATTAATAAAGAAGACTTTGTACTTAGATCAAACAATACTCCAATTTTTGCCAAAACATTTGATCCAGCAAATACAAATATTCTCAATCAATCGACAGGAGTATTTTCGATTAATAATCATTTCTTCAGTAATGGTGAGGAATTAGTTTATACTCCAGGATCAACATTTGTCGGTGTTGGATCAACTCCAATGATGTATAAGAATGGATCTGTTATTGCAGAACTGCCAACACAAGTATTTGCTATTGTCAATAATAACGATAACGAGTTCTCAATATCAACAACAAAATCAGGAACAGCAGTAACATTTACATCTTTAGGTGAAGGAAATGCTCATCAATTTGCAATGGCAAAGAGAAATGAAAAAACTATTATTACTCTTGATAATGTTGCACAATACCCAATTACATTCACAAAAATCTCTCAAACATTAAGTGGAAATGGTGGTGGAATCACAACCTCAGCAACAACATTTGCTTTAAGTGGAATCACAACTATAGTTCCTCTTGATATATTGAAAATAGATGATGAATATATGAAAGTTATTAATGTTGGATTTGGAACAACAAATATTGGACCTATTACCAATACAGGAACTGAAAAATTAGTTCAGGTTGAGAGAGGTCACGTAGGATCTTCTGCAACATCACATACTGATTCGACATCGACTAGAATATACAAAGGATCTTACAATATTGTTGGAGATAGCATTTTCTTTACAAAAGCACCGAGAGGTAATTCAACTATTACTAGAGATAGTAGCAACTTAAAGTTTGAAACTTCCGACTTTACTGGCAGAGTGTTCCTTAGGAGTGATTACACTACAAACCAAGTTTATGATGATGTTTCTGACCAATTTAGTGGAATTGGTAGAACATTTACATTAACTGTTGGTGGAGCAAATACTGCTGGTATTGGAACTACTGGTGGAAATGGAGTAGTGTTTATCAATGGAATATTCCAAACTCCAACAACTCAAAATAATCCATCAAGAAATTTCAGAATTATTGAGCAAACCTCTCCTACAGGAATATCTTCTATCGTATTCAGTGGTATTAGAACAGATATAGCAGATCCAAATAGTATTTTGATTTCGGAATCCGATGTAAATCAAAACCAAATTCCTAGAGGTGGTATTATTATTTCTCTTGGATCGACTGGTGGACTTGGGTATGCACCTCTTGCTGGTGCCGCAGTCACTGCAGTAGTTTCTGCTGGTGTTATTGTTGGATTAAATACTGGAATTACTGGAGGAACCTTTGGATCTGGATACAATGGAATTGTATCAATAGGTATCAGTGTTTATGAAAATGGTCATAGTGGAAATGTAGCAGATATTAGTGCTACAGTAGGTGCAGGTGGAACATTGGTGTTCACTATCAATGATGGTGGAAGTGGATATAATAATCCAGAAATATTTGTTTCAGAACCTTCATATGAAAACCTTGAAATAACCGGTGTCTCTAGAATAGGTGTGGGTGCAACAACTGATACTGGAACTGGATTATTGCTTAATGTCAATGTTGGTGCAAGTTCAACAGTAGGTGTTGGATCAACATACTTTGCTGTTAATAGTTTCTCTATTGCAAGATCTGGATATGCATTCAGAAAAGGTGACGTATTCAAACCAGTTGGATTAGTCACTGCTGCTGGATTAGCATCTCCACTATCTGATTTTGAAATAACTGTATTGGAGACATTTACTGATAATTTTGGAGCATGGCAGTTTGGAGAACTTGACTTCATTGATTCTATTAAAAACTATCAGGATGGAATAAGAATCAGATTCCCACTATTCTATAATGGATCAATTCTTAGTTTCGAAAAACCAGAAGATTCTACTATAGATCTTCAAAATGTATTATTAATATTCATCAATGGAGTTCTTCAAAGTCCTGGAGATGCATATACTTTTGATGGTGGTACATCATTCGCATTCAGTGTTGCACCAAAACCAAGTGATAATATTGACATTTTCTTCTATAGGGGGACAAGAGGTTTAGATGATATACAAGTAGAAAATGTTATTCCAACTTTGGAAAGAGGTGATAATGTTCAAGTATTTAAAAATGATACTATTTCTGGAACAGTTACTCAAGATCAAAGAACTATTTTTGATGTCTCTTTCTCAGATAAGTTTGAAACAAATTTATATACTGATCAAGGAGTTGATGAAGTCAATGACAAACCCATGTCATGGACAAAACAAAAAACCGATAGAGTAATTAATGGTGAGTTTGTCTACAAGACGAGACAATCTACAATTTCTCAAGTATATCCGACTGCAAAAATTATTAAAGATGTTTCAACTTCAGATTCTAGAATTTTTGTTGATGATGTAAGTGATTTTACATATAATCTTGGTGCTGGACCATACAATTCATTGAAAGGTATTGTTGTTGATGGCAAAGAAGATCCTTCACCAGCAAATATTACTGCAACTATTGGTGCAGGTGGAACTATCAGTTCTCTTAGTATTGTTAATGGTGGAAGTGGATACACTGGATCCACTGTTAATGTTAAGTTCCAAAATCCTTTACGTGTTGGTGTTGGATTCGGAACAACTGCCACTGCAACCGTAACAGTTGGAAGTGGTGGATCTTTAACCACTCCAATCAATATTACAAATCCAGGATTTGGATACACTGTTGCACCAAAAACTATCGTTCCTTTACCTAGTCCAAATTATGAAAACTTGGGAGGTATTCAAATTGTTTCTGGTTTCTCTGGAATAATAACATCTATTGAAACTACTACAGGAACAGGTGGACATTCATTAGGAATCAAGTTCTTCCTCGATAGATCTCCAATAGCATTTGGCAATGATTTGAAAGTTGGATATCCAATATTTGTTAAGAACACTAAGGTTGGATCGGGTGTGACATCAGTTGATAGTTCTGATAGCGCTATAGTTGGCATTGGAACAACATTCTTAGACAATATCTATTATATTGGTGCAATAACTGTCGATGGGACAGTAGGAATTGTCACATGCAATATTGATTCCGGAACTAATACGACAGGTCTTTCTACTAGTGGAGATATTGTTGGAGAATTCTCTTGGGGATTGTTTACATCGATCACTAGATCATCATCTCCTATTTCTATTGGAGTTACTGGAAAAACTGTTGATGTTGGTTTATCCACATTCCCAACAATTCAAAGAAGGGGTGAGGGTCTTAGAAAAACTGGAGCACTTCCAGAAACACTCAACTAAACAATATAAATATCTAAAAAACTGTGTAATATGGCTGCTATAGTAACAGACCAATTTAGAATTGCGAATGCCAATAATTTTGTAGATTCTGTATTGGATGCTAATAATTCATATTATGTATTTCTAGGGTTATCAAATCCTGGACCAACTTCTGTTGGATTTGGTAGATCAGATTCATGGAGCAATACTCCATCTAGTCCACCTAGTCCTATTGATAATCAACAATATTTGAGTCATTACAGAAATACTGCTTTGTTTGGCAAAAAACTAAACAGTTCAAATATTAGAAGAGTTGTAAGAAAGGTTACTTGGACTGTAAACACTAGATACGACATGTATCGACATGACTATAGTGTTGCTAATCAAACTCCAAATTCGGGAAGTGCAAGACTTTATGATACAAACTATTATGTTGTTAATAGTGACTTTAGAGTTTATATATGTCTTTATAATGGATCTCATGGAGACATTGGGGGGTCATCGAATCTGACTGGAAATACATCTCAGGATGAGCCAACATTTACCGATTTGGAACCATCTGCTGCTGGAACAAGTGGTGATGGATATATTTGGAAATATTTGTTTACCATTTCTCCAAGTGATATTATCAAGTTCGACTCTACCGAATATATTGTTCTCCCAAACAATTGGTCAACATCTACCGACTTCCAAATTCAAAGTGTAAGAGAGGCGGGTGATTCGACTGTAAATAATAATCAAATAAAAGTTGTATATATTGCAGATGGTGGGAGTGGAATTTATAAAGCAGGAACTTATGATATCAAGGGTGACGGGACTGGAGCAAAAGTTAATATTGAGGTCAATACTTCAAATCAGATTACAAAAGCAACAGTAGTTTCTGGTGGTAGTGGGTATACTTTTGGAATTGTTGATTTTGGACATTCGTCGAGTGATTCTCTGGGCAGTAATGTAGCAAAATTGATTCCAATTATCCCACCATCTAGAGGTCACGGGTATGACATTTATACTGAATTGGGTGCAGATAAGGTTTTGGTTTATTCCAGATTTGACGATTCTACCAAAGACTTTCCAACGGATACTAAATTTTCTCAAGTTGGAATTATAAAAAATCCCGAAAAATATAATTCAAAAACGACTTTTACTGGTAACGAATATTCATCTTTAGGCGCCATCAAGTTAACTTCAGATTTTAGTGGAACTCCTGTTGTTGGTACGGCAATAACTCAATCTACTTTAAGTGGAACTGCGAGAGGATATATTGCATCATATGATATCGATACAAGAGTATTAAAATATTATCAAGACAGATCTTTAAATTTTGCCAATGGTCGTGACCAAACTGATAGAAATGATGTTACCTCAAAGGCAAATGTTGTCAGTTTTGCATCAACTACTACAACAATATCTCCTATTTCAGGATCGGTTGATATTAATTTTAGTGGAATTACGACAACGATTGGATCTAAACAAGTTAGTTTGGGTGTAACTTTCTCTGGAGGGATTGCAGATCCAGAGATAAATAAAAACACAGGAGATATTATCTACATTGACAATCGTTCTCTTGTAGAAAGAGACTCTAGACAAAAAGAAGACATCAAAATTATTCTGGAATTCTAAAGAAAAATGTCGCAAAAAACAAACTTAAATATCAGCCCATATTATGACGATTTTGATTCAGCAAAAAACTTTCTAAAAGTTTTATTTAAACCAGGATATCCTGTTCAGTCTAGAGAACTGACAACTTTACAATCAATACTTCAAAATCAGATTGAAGATTTTGGAAATCATCTGTTTAAAGAGGGATCAATGGTTATCCCTGGAAACATAACATATGATGGGCAGTTTTATGCGGTTAAACTAAATTCTACTCAATTTGGAGTTGACATATCATTATATATTGATAAGTTTGTCGGAAAAACGATACAAGGACAAGTTACTGGAATTACTGCAAAAGTTCAGAAAGTAGTTCTGCCAACGGAAAATAATAATATAAATGATATTACATTATATGTAAAATATCTTGAATCTGATTTGAACTTCGAGTTCTCTGAATTTGCAGATGGAGAATTATTGTCCGCAACAGAGAACGTTGTGTATGGAAATACGACTATAAATGCAGGAACTCCTTTTGGATCCTTAATCAGTGCAAATGCAACTGCCATTGGATCAGCAGCATCAATTGGTGATGGAGTTTATTTTATAAGGGGATATTTTGTAAGTGTTTCGGATCAAACAATTCTTTTAGATGAGTATACAAATACCCCATCATATAGAGTTGGATTAAAGATAACCGAATCTATTGTTAATGCAAAAGAAGACGAATCATTATATGATAATGCAAGAGGATTTTCAAACTATGCATCACCAGGTGCCGATAGATTAAAAATATCTCTAACTCTCACAAAAAAATCATTAACAGATACGAATGATACTGATTTTGTAGAGTTACTTAGATTAAAAAATGGAAGAGTTAAAAAGATAACAACAAAAACTGAATATAATAAAATCCGGGATTATCTTGCAGAAAGAACTTTTGATGAATCTGGAGATTATAC